TCCACGTGTCCTGTTAGCCACATAAGACGTGTATTCTATGAGTTGTGAGATGAACGAATCCAATCGCTTTGGTGGCTTGCTCTTGAAGTGTGGATAATACGGAAGACCTTCCGCAAGAATAGGCTCAACGCTAATAGAATAGCAATACGGAGTGAGGATGCACTTGGAAAGATCATGGATATATATCTCGTTTCCGTGTCTCTTGAGTATCTCCTTACCTTTATTGAACCATTCAGTTATCAGATGCTTATTAAAGACCAGCTCTGCACCCGAAGCTAACTGCTTACGGACATTTGCTATATCAGGACTATAATTAGCATTAACATCAACCACACTTTCACCTTCTAAGAATTTCTCAAAGTCCATTTCTGTCCTCCAATTATATTTTAAATATATTAATCAAGATTGCCCCACTGTTCTGCCATTGCCTTTGCAACCTCTTTATAAGTTCTACTTCTTTCCTTCCATCTGTCACGTGAAGGTGGAAGTTTCCATATCCGCTGTTTGACATTCTCAGGTCTTTTCTTTATCAATGGTTTCAGAGGTGGGAGGTTTTTTAGCCATAAACAGGTAGCCTTTGACTCATTGACACCAAACATCCAAGGCTGAATCAGCTGATCATACTTTCTACCTATCATCTCGACAGCGTATCTATGCGGGATAGGATTTTCAACACATATTCTTTTAATAGGAGCGTTCAAGAGAGTTCTAAAGAATTCAGCTGCCTCTTTCAACTTCTCCCACCTCTCAGGTCTTTCATGTAACCATCTGACTCCACTATTACACAAATATGTGCATGGTGGATGTGCTATCATCAAATCCCAGTTATCGTTTAAGACTTCTCTGACATCACCTTGAATATGATTACCTTTCCGTTCTGAGGGTAACAAATCACAACTCCAAGCATCATGTCCTCGTGAGGCAAATTCATCCCTCACTATACCGGAGAACTCACAAGCAATAAGAACTCGCATCTTTAATCCTCCTTCAAGAAATTCTTAACCCAAGCTTCAAGCGTCTCTTTGTTTTCGTTTGTTTTCTTCTGCCCTCGTTCTTTCTTCATTTCCTCTCTCCATCGTTTATTCAGTAATTCTGTTGCATCTCCCATTATCTGTGTCCAGAACATCCCATAGAATGCTAATCCTAAACACGCAAAGATAGTCATGGGATCAAGTCCTTTGTAAATCGCAGTGGGAACATTTGAATAATTTGGATACTCACCTCTGCCTCCTAAATGAAGAACCTTTCCGTTATATTCGACGGGAATATCCATTGCCTTTGCGAGCTTAATAATTTCATCGTAGTCACCTTTCCACGCCTGTAATGCGAGCTCAACCATACGCTCTCCTACTATTTTCATATTTTGGTCTATCACCACACTATGATTTTGCACCATTTGCTTATATTTGCACGAGAACAAAATTTTATCGCTGAGCCAATAGTTTTAATCATGTCTCAAGATAAATTGCACCAGAACTCAAAATTGTGCATCTGGTTCAATAAGCATGTGCTTCCTTCGCTTAAGGTTCTTACTCGCTATTTCATTAAGAGCAAGAGCGGAATAACCCATGATATCCAGAAGAGTATCTTGAACATAGGGTAAGGCGCTATCCTTCTCTTTCATTGCTAAATTCTTGAGCCTACTGAGTTTAATGGTAAGAATGACATTCACTGCGGTCAAACCGTATTCCTCCCACACTCTATGAAACGCATCTCCGTATAATTTATTCTTCCTCTCCAATAAATCATTCACCAACTCAATTACAGCCATCTTCACACCTCCTCTATTTTATCTATAAGACCCCAATCCTTTGCTTCTTGCGGGGACATCCACTTCTCCTTCAACCTTATTGTTTCTCTCACTTCCTCCTCTGTCTTGCCACAACGATTGGCTAATATCTTCACTATTTCATTCGTGATTCTGTTCATCTCGGTAACTTCAGTTTCAAGCTGAGAAGTGGATTCGTTGTGGAAATACACCCAACGTTTGGGTTCGTGTAGCAAGAATGTAGCATGAGGACGAGCTATACGAATATCACCAGCCTGAAGAATAATCATGGCAGCTGCACTCGCTGCGAGACCCTCAACTATTACACGCACTTTTATACCAGATTTTGATATCTCTCGTAATGCATCATAAAGAGCAAACGAACCGTGAACTTCTCCACCCTCAGAACACAGCTTCACTGTGAGAGTATCTCCTTTCTTTAATTTACGTTTAACCTCACTCAGCAACAACAGATACTCCTTTGTTTTGAATTCATCAACCTCTCCGCTGATATGGATTATACCATCTTCTAATTCCCGACTCACTATTATGTCCTCTAAACACGTGAAATAATGCTCTTTAACTTCCATTTTGAATTTCCTCGTGAGTAACCAATAAAATGTAAGGTTTGGACGTTCTATTCTTCAAGTCATTAATAGCCGAGTATATGTCTGGATATAGTCTCCTCGTGCTGCTCTTCTCCATGCCTATGCAGGTTCTATCTGCCTTCACTATGATTCGTGGATAATACACGGGACCCTCAATCCAAGCAAAACACCAGTGCTCCTTTTCTTCCACCAAGCACTTATATTCTATGCCTTCTATAACGGGACATGTGTCTCGTCTGTGGTGAAGGACTATCTTGCCATTAGGAAGTCTCGCTACGTCGTTGCCCTTGTTATCCTTGTGAAACACAAGAACCATTTCCTTCTTCTCTCCTTCTTCCATATTAAACCTCCTCAATAAATATTAGAATTATATCTCTTGGACTTCACCATCTGGATTGACCATCATCAGCTTCGCAGACCTCTTCCTCGTATCGTATTCTGTCCAGCCGAGAAGAGCTGGTGGGAGAGACCTCTCTATTGCGTATTGCAGTCCCCTTGCCAACGAACCAGTCCTCAAGAGAGTCACTCGTTTATCTCCACGCAAGACGTCGAGCTTAGCAAGGATGTGATTGTGTCCCAACGCTATAACATCCGCGTCAATGAACTGAAGGAGTTTCCTGTGTTCACTCCAGATGTCCATTGCTGTGCTTCTGCCATGCGCAAAATAGAACTTAACACCATCCACTGTTATCTCATGTGAAGGTTTACCCAAGTATTCCTCATAGACATTGAGACCCACCTGATTGAATATCCTGTATTCGTGATTACCCAAGCAATAAGCTATGACGTTCAATTCCCTCGTTATAGTTCTTACCCAGCGCAATTGAGCCTGTGGCTGTATCTCATTCTCGAATTGCATACCATTGGAGAGTCCACAATCTATCAAGTCACCCATGAGAATTACCTTAGCCCCTCGCCAGTGAGTCTTGGCTATCTCCTCTATGGTCTCTGGAGAAAGCTCTCCCTGACCTATATGCCAATCCCCATTTAATACCACTCTCATATTCCGCCTCCAAATCTATTCAAGTTGGTTTGGGAAAGAATGTCCTCTATTTCTTTTAGAGGAGTATAAAACCATTTATTAAGGATAGTTCTATAATCAATTTCAGGAAGTTCATCAATTATATCCTCATGAATAGCCAAATAGCCAATAGAATTATTCTTAGTTGGGACAATAGGAAGCTTCTCGCCTGCATAATACGGTATGCGATACAATCGCAGTCTGTTCTTTGCGGCTTTGAGATGAGACGTCTGCACTTTGGGTGAGGTTGAAGAGAGGCGTATCCATTCGGCTATATCCATCACATTCTGCTTCTTTATTTCCTCTTGCACTTGAGACTTCAAAGCACGTAATTCCTCCCATTTGCTCTTGAGTATATACTCGTATGCCAACATAAGTGCATTCCTGATATACATGGGACATGACGTTTTATTCACCACCGTCCCAGTTATCTTCAACTTGCCGTCTTTTGTGATGCCAAAATAGTTCTTCTTCTTATCGTAAAGAAACAAGACATCAAACTCTTTATCTATATCGAGATTGAATTCCTCGCCCCATGTCTTATGCAATTCCTCATTCAGCTCATTCATTATTTTCACAGGCTCTGGGTGGACTATCATCATTGCATCAGTATCTCCCGCTAATATGGGAATGCCTCGTTCTTCTACACGTTTCCAGATATATGTCAGGAGGGCTCGCTCATGTGAAGTTACCTCAGCTGCCAGCTTCCTGTTATAAAATCGTGATTTTGAATACCCGAGTATCCCTATACAGGCATTAAGTAGGAATTTATATGAGGTATTCCATATCTGACTTTGAGTGTCTCCTCTTTTCTTGTATAGCTTCTTGTATTCGAGCCTTCTCTCAAACAATTCCCGAATGGTCTCTGTGAGTATGCCTGGATTCCTGATATCCCTATCGGGCGAGATATTGAAGTGCATAACAATAGATGGGTAGAGTGACGTAAAATCTAACACCGTGACGCCCCGATGCAGACCCTTCTGTGGTTCTCTAACTAGTGCACCTTTATACTTTTTATGCTTCACTCTTCCCTTATTAGGCAATACATATTTGTTGTGGTATCGCCTCAAGAGATACGCCTCGATGATACTGCTCCTATTCATAATGTCTATGGTATTAAGAGGCACAAGATTCTGAAATGAGAAGACCAACTGTGAGAGTTTCAACTTCTCGTCTATTTCCTTAGTGAGGGTTACATCTTCTATACAATGAAGGAGCTCTGGTAGAGATGGGTCTTTCCTCCTTCCGAGCACAAGATAAGCAACGTGGTCAAGGAAATATCGTCCTCCTCGCTCTCCAAATTCTCGATACGCTCTCATCAGGTCTAATGGCTGACTTTCTCCTATCGTATATTCATCATGGTATTTCCTAAATACGCTCTTGTCTCTGGCACGATTGAACATGTAGGTTAAATCGAAATTACTTGAGTTCCACCCAATAATCACATCGAAATCCAGCGTCTTACAGAACGAGAAGAAGGACTTCAATAACTGTTGGTCATCATCAAATACAAAAGCCTTAACGCCGTCTATTGCATAATCTCGTAATACGAAAGGATAATGTCGCTGAGTGAAGCTATCATAAGCATCAATCACGGTGATGGGAAGGGGAGCATTCTCAGTGTCGAGAGAACCATTTCCTCGCTCCACTTCGATATCAAAATAAAGTATCCTCCTGTTTAATCCAAACGTTAAATTAGAGTCTATCAAGTAGCGAGTCAAATAAGGAATGTCAGACTCCATACTAAAACTGACATTTCGTTTTCCTGTCTCAAGGTCTTTTATTGAATTGAATGAAATCTTATCAAGAGGCTTGTTGTCATAAGAAACGTATCCCTTCTCCCGTGCAACGTGAGGAAATGAAACCTTTTCTTCTGGTCTTACATAGAAATAAGGATACTTTCCGTTTCGCACTGAGTAGGTTACCTGAGAACCCTCCCGAAACTTCAATTTAACGGAAGGTCTTGAATTCCGTGAACCAATTAGAGAAGCATTCACAAGTTCCATTCTAAATACTCCTCCAAACTTCTTTGATTCCTATCTCGTCCTAAAATTCTTTCTTGTGCTATTTCACAGTATTTTTCTGATATTTCAATGCCTATCCACTTACGGTTCAGCCGCTCACATGCCACTGCCGTTGTGCCAGACCCGAGAAAAGGATCCAATACCAGCATGTCTTCTGCTGTATGATTCTTGATAATTCGGGAGACTAAGTCCAGTGGCTTTTGGTTCTGATGTAACTGTTCAGCGCCAGAGACTCTTCTGAAGAACCAGACATCGGACAGCCTCTTATCAGACACGAACCGAGAGCGTCCTTTACTTCCATAAATGATCATCTCATACTGCTGCCCATACTGAGCTTCCAAATCCCCTGCCGTCCAGTTGTTCTTTACCCACACTATAATGTTCTTGATCTTGAATCTGGTCTTAACGTATCTTTTGAACACGTCTACGGTCTTCCACGAACAGAACGTGTATATGGCAGCATTCTTCCGTAGAATCCGGAACGCCTCTCTCAGGAAGAACTTTATCAGGCTTGCATGCTTTATCGAATCGTTATATATTGGCGAACAGAACTCATGTCCCCGGTCTTTACGATAATTGGTCTCGTAGCCTATCAGATAGGGAGGGTCAGCTATCACCAAATCTACACTTTGAGTCGGAATAATGTTCATTACTTTCAGGGAGTTACCACAAAGCAGCACTCCGTTCTCTGTATGGAAGTAGTGATATTTGCTATCAATCAGTTTCTTTCTTAACTCTTCCCAATTCATTTTAGGAAATTTATTAAGGTCTTTTGGTGTTTATCATATCCTAATACCCGCTTCTGGATTATCTCACAATAACGTTCCGAAATCTCAATACATATCCATCTGCGGTTATGCTTCTCGCATGCCACTGCGGTTACACCTGTGCCTGCAAACGGATCCAGTATTAATTCTTCTTCCTTAGGACTGCCACGAAGTAGTAATCTTTCCCAAAATTTGAGCGGTTTGGGACATGGATGCTCATAGGATTGGTTATCTAACCCTGTTGCCTCTATTATATCGCTTCTCGCTCCGAGTCCTTGAGTTAAGTAGGGGTCCTTACCATACGCGAGTATAGGTTGCCATTGAGCAAATCCCCACTTGCCTCTTGAGTTCGTCGTCTTATAGACCCAAGCAAGAATCCAATAAGGAGGTGGATAAAGAGAGATGTTAGTGAGACCACAGGTTAATAGCATGACTTTGCCTACTCGCACAGCTTGAGGCATGAATTTCTTAATAAGAGCCTTGAGGTTCTCTTTGATATCCTCATAATTATCGTATTGCTTTCCTAATGCGTAAGGAGGATCTGTCAAAATCAAATCTATACTTTTATCGGGGAGCATCTTCATGATTTCAATACAGTCCCCGAGAAGCATAACTCCTCGATCGGTATGAAAATAATGATATTTGGAGTTAATCAACTCACAATACAATTTATACCAGTCGGTGTGTTCTGTCATTTAGAAACAACCGGAACAGAATAACATAGAAGTTTCCATTGAGCATCCTTCCCTGCGTTATTACATCAATTATTGCTCACTTGCACATATTTGGCACAGAACAAAATATTTCATCTTGGACATAGTTTTATATAGGCTCTAATAGATAATTTGCATGACGCTTATATATGTGCATCTCATAGGAAATTTACAATATTGCATTGAACATTTCAGACTCGTCTAATACGAATTCCATGAATAGACTTTAAAGCCTCTATTCGAGATTTCACCGTTTCTTCATCGTCTCCAACTACGCGAATCCATATACAATCCAAACGATCTCGTCGGTCTGCCAGTGTGTCTTTTCCGTCAAACCAACTATCTATACTTAGAAGACAGGAGAGCCTAATCTTGCTAATCAAATCCGCAACATTAGCATAGAACTGTTTCATGCTATCTATCAATAAAGAGGGAAAAGGTCGAGTTTTTCACGTAAATCTTCGGGAGTTAATTCGCCATGCTTTCTCTGAAACTCTTCTACCTTCTTGGGAAGTTCTGGGTCTGACCAAACCTTATCCAAAATTTCTTCTATTTCCTTTATCTTCTTCTTTCTTTGAGATACCCTATCTTCTTTCATTTTAATCTTCCTTTCTTGATTATTTATAAATATCATCTCCCAATAAAATCCTTTATTTGGTATTGTCCTTAAAGTGTAATCTCCTAAAATCCTATTCTCTCTATCACGGAGGGCTCTTCACCTAACTTTGTCTGTGCGACTAAAGGCTTGAGCCTCTGGTATGCCATCTCACAATATTCCTCGTTTGAGTCTATTTGAATGCTGTTGAATCCCGTTTGTTCGGCAACTACTCCCACTGTCCCAGTTCCTGCGAAAATATCCATCACAACTCCATTTGGAGGACATCCCGCAAGAAGACAGGAGGACACAAGAGATCGTGGGAATGCAGCCCAATGTGGAAGAGAACTCGGCTCAAGATTAATTTGCCAAACGTTAGGACGGTTAGCTCCGGTTAAATCTCCCTGATTAACACGCTCTGCGAAGTGACGTGCTCCCGTATGTTTCATAGCACCTTGAATATCTCCTTTGGTTGGATTGAATGCGTGTCTAACTCGTTCTCGTGTTGCTTCTTTAAGAGGTGTTCGTATGGCGTCTTGATCCCAATAGTAACGTGGACTTTTTACCAATACGTATACGGGCTCATAAGTGAATGCACATCTATCGTTTGCAGATGTGGGCATAGCAGAACCAATGGTTGTATTAGTTTTGGAAATCCAAATTTTCTTTGCCCAAATTATCCTGTCTCGAAGTCTCAATCCTAACTCATCTACGCATCTGGCAATAAATCTTTCATTTTGTAAACATAAGGACTTGGGAGGAATTTCATTAGTGACACATCTTCCTTGATGCTCTCTATATTTGAAGCTATTCCATCCCATTCCTCCTGTTCTTACGTTTGAACTTGAGGCATAAGAATCTCCTTGGTTCCAAAATATCACTCCCGTCTTCTTGAGAACCCTCTTCAGTTCTTTCATTATGTCTAAGAGATGATTGATATACATCTCCAAAGATGGCTCGAGTCCAAGTTGTCCATAAAAAGCTCCGCATCTCTTACAGAATTTCCCGCTTGAAAAACTCTTATGTTCTGCATCCTTCGTGACTGTGGCTATATCAATTATGTTTGAGCTTATGCCGTGATGGGGCTTACTAAATTTTCTTGAGCAATCTTCCCATTCGTGCTCACAAGAAGGATTGCCATTCCAGATTGTGTATGTGCTTTCTCCATAATCTCTTAACCCTCCCCAGTAAGGTGGAGAAGTAACAACACAATCAA